GCCCTGGCCGATGAGGCGGGCTGGACCGTGATGGAGCCGCTCTCGGGCCGGCTGCTGGTCGCGCGGCTGCCGGTGCCGGCGGGCTTCCACCTGCCGGGCTTCTATGCGCGCGCCGGGCTTGCGGTGCTCGGGCCCTTCCTGGCCGCCGCACCCCGCGCGCGGCGGCTGCCCGCGATCGCGCCGCTTACCTGCGTCGGACTCTGCCGGGCGCTGCTCGGGCCGGGCGCGCCCTTCGCACTGACGCCCTATGGGCTGTTCCGGGCGCTCGGAGGCATAACGGAAAATAGGAAAAAGTTCTTGACTCGGGCGTGACACCCGCGCTATCTCCGCTGTGCCACGGGGCGAATTGCGCCCCGCGGCGTCCTCCTCCCCGGTTCTCCCCGCCTCGAAGGCCCGCCCGGCACCCCGCCGGGCGGGCCTTCGCCTTTTCGGGATGCCGGGGTGGTCCCCTTTCTCCGTCCGCAAAGGTGCTCCGCATGGGTGGCCTGTTCCGCGCGCCGCAGCCGGTGGTGATCGAAGCGCCCCCCGCGCCCGTCCAGCAGCAAAGCGTCGCGCAGGCCGAAGCCGCGACCACCGAAGCCGCCGAGACCGCCGCGCGGACCGAACGTGTGCAGGCCACCACACGCGCGCGCCGCGGCATCGCCGGCACCATCGCCACCAGCCCGCGCGGCGTGCTGGAGCCGCTGCCCATCTTCGCCATCCGCAAGACGCTGCTCGGGGAGTGAGCCGCATGGGACCGGAGGAGATCCTGGCGCGGCAGGCGCGCGCTGCCGCACGCCGCCGCCCGCTCGAAGCGACCTGGCAGGATTGCTACGATCACGCCTTGCCCGCGCCGGGCGCCGCGCCGCTCTTCGACGCGACGGCGGCCGATGCGGCGGAACAGCTCGCCGCCTCCCTGCTGGCGGAACTCGCGCCGCCCTGGTCGCGCTGGTTCGGCCTGGTGCCGGCGCGCGACTTGCCGGACGGGTCGCAGGCGGCGCTCGCGCGGACCCTCAGCGACGCGGCCGAGACGCTGCAAGGTCATCTCGACCGGTCCAACTTCACGCTCGAGCTGCACCAGGCCTTCCTCGATCTCGTCGTCGCCGGCACCGGCGTGCTGGCGGTGGAGGAAGCGCCGCCCGGCGAGCCTTCTGCCCTGCGCTTCCGCGCCGTGCCGCTGCGGGAAGCGGTGCTGGAGGAAGGCCCCTCCGGCCGGCTCGATGCCGTCTTCCGCACGCTGCGCCTGACCGCGGCCGAGATCGCCGCGCGCTTCCCCGGCGCTTCGCTGCCCGCGCCGCGTGAGGGCGAGGAACCGGCGAAGCTCCGCGTGGTGGAAGCCGCCTGGCCCGACCCGCTGAACGGCCACCGCTTCGCCGCCGTGCTCGATGCCGATGACGGCCCGCCGGCGCTGCTCGCAAGCGGGCGCTTCGCCGAGAATCCCTTCATCGCCTTCCGCTGGCTGAAGCTGCCCGGCGAGACCTATGGCCGTGGCCCCGTCGCCAAGGCGCTGCCCGACATCCGCACCGCCAACAAGGTGGTGGAGCTGATCCTGAAGAACGCCTCCATCGCGGCCACCGGGATCTGGCAGGCCGAGGATGACGGCGTGCTGAACCCGGCCGCGATCCGCCTGGTGCCGGGTGCGATCATCCCGAAGGCGGCGGGCTCCGCCGGCCTCACGCCGCTGGCAGCGCCCGGCAATTTCGACGTCTCGCAGATCGTGCTGCAGGATCTGCGCACGCGCATTCGCAGCGCGCTTCTCGCCGACCGCATCGCACAGGCCGAGAAGGCAGCGATGACGGCGACTGAGGTGATGGAACGCGCCGCCGCCGCCGCGCGGCTGCTGGGTGCCACCTATGGCCGGCTGCAGGCCGAATTGCTGACGCCGCTGATTGCCCGCTGCCTCGCCGTGCTGCGCCGCCGCGGCGAGATTCCGCCGCTGGTCGCCGATGGGCGAGAGGTACGGCTGGCCTATGCCTCGCCACTCGCGCGCGTGCAGTCGCGGGCGGATGCCGCCGACACGATCCTGTTCCTCGAAGCCGCGTCGAAGCTCGGCGGGGAGGCGGCAGCGAGCGTGGATGCGGGCGCGGCCGCGCGATGGCTCGCGCGCACGCTTGGCGCGCCGCCCGAGATCCTGCGGCCCGCGACCGCCCCGCAGCCCGAAACCACCAACCAGGAGTGAGCCCCGGCATGTCCGAGGATCTTCTCGACGTCCCGCCCACCGCCGGACGCGCAGCGCCCCCGCAGATCGAGGTGCCGGCCAAATTCCGCGACCCGGCGACCGGCGCCATCCGCCTCGAGGCGCTACTGAAATCCTACCTCGAACTGGAACGCACGCTGTCGCGCCGGGTCGCGCGGCCGGGCGATGACGCGCCAGAGGAGGAGCGCACGCGCTGGCGCCGCCTGCTCGGCGCGCCGGAGACGCCGGAGGGCTATGAGATCACGCCGCCGCACGAGCTCTGCGGCCCGGATGAGGAGGTGAATCGCCGCCTGCATGCGGCGGGCTTCACCTGCTGCCAGGCGCAGCTGGTCTATGACCTGGCGGCCGAGCGCCTGGTGCCGCTGATCAGCGAAGCCGCCGCCGAATTCGAAGCCGGCCGCCAGCGCGAGAAGCTGCATGCGGAGTTCGGCGGCGAGGAACGCTTCCGCCGCCTGGCGCCGCAGATCGCCGCCTGGGGCCGCGCCAATCTGGCCGAGCCGGTCTTCGCCGCGCTATCCACCACGGCCGAGGGTGTCGTCGCCATGCATCGCATGATGCAGGCGAAGGAACCGCCGCTGTCGCGCGACGGTGCGGATGACGGCGCGCCGGATGAAGCGGCGCTGCGCAAGATGATGCGCGACCCTCGCTACTGGCGCTCGCGCGAGCCCGACTTCGTGAAGCGCGTCACCGACGGCTTCCGGCGCCTCGTCGGCGAAAAGGGCTGACGCGTTCGCCTTCGGCTGCCGCCCGCCGCGCCTGCAAGGCGGCGCGGGCGGCCGGTGCCGCCGCGTGGTGCCCCTGACCGCGCGGCGGCCACGGGGCGGATGGCGTGGGCCTGCCGGCCCCCATCCGCCCCGACGACATCCACGACCTCGCCCGCATCCAACCCGGCTCCCGGGCCTGCGGGCTGTGTGCCCGCCGCGCCGCCCCCCCGGGAGAAACCACGGGGAGAACGGCTGTCTGGGCGCGTCCCGCAACCCGCGACTGAAGGAGGGCGACCATGCCCGCAAGCACCGATATCGACGCCGTCTTCACCAAGCAGTTCCAGGCCGAGGTGCACGAGGCCTATCAGCGCCAGGGCTCAAAGCTGCGCCCGACCGTGCGCAGCAAGACCGGCGTCGCTGGTTCCTCCACCTTCTTCCCGAAGGTCGGCAAGGGCACGGCCGCGGCCAAGACGCGCCATGGCAGCGTGCCGGTGATGAACCTGGAACACGCGCAGGTCGAATGCGTGCTGCAGGACTACTATGCCGGCGACTGGGTGGACCGGCTCGATGAGCTGAAGACCAACCTCGATGAGCGCGAGGTGATCGCCAATGCGGGCGCCTATGCGCTCGGCCGCAAGACCGATGAGCTGGTCATCGCGGCGCTGGACACCGGCACGAAGGAAGCGCTCGGCACCGCCACTGGCACCACCGACACAGACGGGCTGACGAAGCAGAAGGTGCTGCTGGCCTTCGAGATGCTGGGCGCGGCGGATGTGCCCGATGACGGCCAGCGCTACGCCGTGGTCGGCTGGAAGCAGTGGAGCCAGCTGCTCGCGATCGATGAATTCGCTTCTTCGGAATATGTCGGCGAAGGCGAGCTGCCCTGGCGCGGCACGCAGGCGAAGCGCTGGCTCGGCGCGTTGTGGATGCCGCATTCCGGCCTGACCAAGGCCGGCGCGCTGCGCTACTGCTACTTCTACCACAAGACCGCGATCGGCCATGCCGCGGCGTCGGAGGTGCAGACCGACGTCTCCTGGCACGGCGACCGCGCGGCGCATTTCGTCTCCAACATGATGAGCCAGGGCGCCGTCCTCGTGGATGATGGCGGCGTCGTGCGGATGCGCGCGCGGGAATAAGGCACGGGCGCGCGCCCGCTAGCGCCCTCCCCCGCCACAGCGGGGGAGGGTCCCGCCTGCCCAACATCCCCCAGCACGGATCCCGCCATGTCGCTGACTGCCCTCGCGCTCTGCTCGCGCGCCCTGCTGCGTCTCGGCGCCCAGCCGATCGCCTCGCTGACCGAAGGCACGGCGGAGGCGGAGGTCGCCGCCAACCTCTATCCCGGCCTGCGCGACGCCGTGCTCTCGGCCCATCCCTGGTCCTTCGCGACCGGCCAGGCCGCGCTGGCGCGGCTGGCCGCGGCGCCGATCGCCGATTTCGCGCAGGCCTTCCAGCTGCCAACCGGCTTCCTCCGCGCGCTCTCCGCCGGCGGCGATGGGCGCGGGCGGGGCATCGCCTATCGCATCCATGAAGGCCGCCTGCATGCGGATGCACCGCGAGTGACGCTGACCTACATCTTCCGCCCCGACGAAAGCGCCTTCCCGCCCTTCTTCGCCGCCGCACTCGTCGCGCGCCTCGCCGCCGAATTCTGCCTGCCGCTCACCGAAAGCGCCGCCCGCGCCGAGGTGCTGTTCCGCCTGGCGGAGCAAGAGCTGCGCGCCGCGCGCAAGGTGGACAGCCAGCAGGACACGCCGCCCGCACTCGAAGGCTTCCCGCTTGTGGATGTGAGGGGCTGACGCGATGCCCGCCGCCACCCGCCGCGCCAAGTCGAGCTTCGCTGCTGGCGAGCTTGCGCCCGAGCTCTATGGCCGCGCCGATCTCCGCGCCTTCGAGAATGGCGCGCGCCGGCTGCGCAATGTCGTCATCCAGCCGACCGGCGGCGTCGCGCGCCGCCCGGGGCTGCGGCATGTCGCCACCCTGCCCGGGCCTGCGCGGCTGATCGCCTTCGAGTTCAACACCGAGCAGACCTATCTGCTGGCGCTGAGCGATGCGCGGATGCAGGTCTTCATCGGCGATGCCGAGGTCGCTTCGCTCCCCGCGCCCTGGACAGCGGCGATGCTGCCGCAGCTCGCCTTCACCCAGAATGCCGACACGCTGCTGCTGTTTCACCCGGAGATGGCGCCGAAGCGCATCACCCGCACCGGCCACACCGCCTGGACGCTCGCCGACTTCGCCTTCACGCGGGAGCCGTTTCATCTGTTCCACCCCGACACGACGATCACACCCAGCGGCACGGCCGGTGTCATCGCGCTGACAGCTTCCGCGGATGTGTTCCGCGCCGGGCATGTCGGCGCGCGGATCAAGCTTGGCGGCAAGCGCGTGCTGGTCGCCGCCATCGCGGGCCCGCGCAACGCCACGGGCAGCGTGCTCGATACGCTGGCGACCACGAGCCCCACCACAGACTGGGAGGAAAGCGCCTTCAGCGCCGCCCGCGGCTGGCCCGTGACGGCCTGTTTCCACCAGGCCCGGCTGGTGCTCGGCGGATCGCGCGACCTGCCGAACCGGCTGTTCCTGTCGCGCAGCGGGGACCTCGGCGATTTCGACCAGGGCACCGGCCTCGACGACGAGGGTATCGAATTCGCGCTGATGTCGGACCAGGTGAACGCCATTCGCGGTGTCTTCTCCGGCCGGCACCTGCAGGTCTTCACCTCCGGCGCGGAATGGATGGTCACCGGCGACCCGCTGACACCGGCCTCCATCCAGCTCAGCCGGCAGACGCGCATCGGCAGCCCGGTGGACCGCATGGTGCCGCCGGTTGATGTGGACGGCTCCACCGTCTTCGTCGCGCGATCGGGCCGCGCCGTGCATGAATTCGCCTATACCGAGGTCGGCGAAGCCTATCAGGCGAATGACCTTGCGCTGATCGGGCGGCACCTGATCTCGGCGCCGGTCTCCATGGCCTATGACCAGACCGAGCGTCTGCTGCATCTGGTTATGGCCGATGGCAGCCTCGGCACGCTGACGCTCTACCGCGCCGAACAAGTCATCGCCTGGACCCGGCAGGAAACGCAGGGCGCCTTCCGCGCCGTCGCGGAGACGGATGGCCGCGTTTATGCCGTGGTGGAGCGCGCCGGCACGCACCGGCTGGAACGCTTCGACGCTGCGCTCGGCCTGGATGCCGCGCTCGCGGGCAGCGCCGCGACGCCGCAGGATGAATGGACCGGCCTCTCGCATCTCAA